GTTGGCTGTAATATAAAGTCAAGTGAAATAAATTCTGCTGTTCTAGTTGGTTGTATGTAAATTTGACCTACTAATTGGTTTCTGTCAATAACATCAGGTGTGTTTAGTGACTCGTCCATGATTACTTTAAACGCGTATAAACCTTGTTTTTGTTGAATTGTTTCCAAATACGGGCTTACTCTGTTTATGAATGACAATCTAGTTACTGTTGTGTTTGGTTCAAATACAATTGTGTTTGCTACTTGTCCAATGAACGATTTTAATTCAATCAACAAACGTCTAACGTTTACACGATCCAATGCCGAAGCATCTTTTTGTAGTGTTTTTTGTCCAAATGCAACTACACCTTGTTGTGGCATTGTAGCTAATGGGTTGATGTTGTTTAAGTATAGCTCGTCTTTTTGTGCTTGAGATAGTTTGTATTTTGCACGTAACACTGTGTTCAATCCACCTCTGTTCATACCTGCTGGTGCAAACCACGGTGCAGCGATTCTATCGTTGTTCATGTATACACCTGGGATAAGTGTAGATGCTGGTGCCCATACAATTTTACCTGTTGCTGGATCTGATATGCTCACCCATGGCCAGTATGTTGCAGCATATGAATTGTCTAATGATTGTGCTTCTGTGATTGTTTCAGATATTGTTGAATCGTAGTCAGATAAATCTAACACGTAAATGCTATCGCCACGCCCTTGTGTGTTTGTGATGATTGTAGATACAACAGAAGAATGAGATTCTTTTGTTAATCCAGGTGTAGTGATTATGTTGAATTTGAATTCTTCTGCGTTTGCCAATAAACTAACCATGTTATCGTAGTTAGCAGCAACTAAACCTTGTGTTTGTGTTGTAATGCTATCGTAGAAATTAGCGCCACCTTTAATTGTACCGGTAGCACCGCTAAATTTTCCTAATTGTGCCGCTGGTAACGATCCTGTGTATGCTGGGTTTGCTACTCCATTTGCATCTAGGTAGTTTGGCATTAGCACGTTTACAGCAGATACTCTAATGTATTTTGATGCGTTTGGATATTCTCCCTCAATTACCATTTGGTTAGTTGTAGCATCGTATGTTTTTGTTTGGTTACCGATTACTCTAGAAATGAAATTGCTTGATTTCGGGTCCAAACTAACGTTGTTGAATGATTCAAGTACAATTGGTTTTGCTGTAGTGTCGTCTCCTCTACGTACTAATACGTTGAATGTACCTTTAGATGCGTTTGGTGATTGAATCTCGAAACGAATATTGTCTGGTGTACCGTTTGTTAATGAACCACTTGCTCCAAGTGTAGCGTTGTTCATGATTGTACCCTCACTCAATGTTTTTAATTCGAATACGTTCACACCAGAATAAGATGATGTTGTATACCCATTAGTATCGATAGCAGATGATGCTGTTGCTAATGTTGATGACGTTGCAGGTGTGTATGAACCAGATACTACTCTAGCAACTAATAATGACTCACCACCGTAGTTGAAGTAATTATATGCTGCAATTGAAGTTAAGTATGAATAAGTGTCGCTACCGCTAGTGAATGCATCACCAAATACAGTTTTGTATTCTGAATACGATGTAACTACTGTTGGTACCTCAACTGGTCCTTTTACTGTAGGGCCAATGATAGCGGCACCCACATTGATTGGTTGCCCGGTTAGATAGGTATTGTCTATCTCGTTTAGTTTAACGCCAGGAGATGGTGTGAAGTTTGCCATTTTTTAATTTTTGATTATAAATATATTGTATGTTGGTTAAAGTTGCATTACTACCCTATTGTTGCCGATGAAGGCAATATGTTGAAGTCAAGTGAAATAAATTCTGCAGTACGTGTTGGTTTGATCCAAATTTGTCCAATTAACTGATTGTTGTCGATTGTCTGTGGTGTGTTGTTTGAATCGTCCATTACTACTTTAAATTCGTATACACCTTCACGTTGCTGTACCGATGACAAATATGGATTAACTTGCGCTAAGAAATCGTTGCGTGTTGCTTGTGTGTTTTGTTCAAATACAAGTGTGTTTGCAATTGCACCAATGTTGTTGATTAACTCAACCAATAAACGTCTTACGTTTACACGATCAAGCGCGTTTGGTTGTTTTTGCAATGTTTTTTGTCCGAATATGGTTACACCTTGTTGTGGAAA